TTCACCCTGCGGTTCGGCGATGTCGAGTGCGAGGTGCTGTTCCGCCCGCTCGATACTCCCGAGGACGTGGCTCGCGTGCTCTCGCTCGAAGTGACCTTCGCGATCATTGATGAGTTCGTGCAGATACCGAAGGAGATCGTTGAAGCTCTCTCCGCGCGTCTCGGCCGCTACCCCTCCAAGAAGGATGGCGGGGCGACGAACTGGGGGATGTGGGGCTCATCGAACCCGGACACCGAAGACAACTGGTGGTTCGACTACTTGCACGATGAGAAGATCGTGGAGCGGATCAAGAACCGCTGGGAGTTCGGCGACATCACCGACGCCGAGTACGCCGATGTCATGGCGGCGATGCGCATGTTCGAGAATACCGGCGATCGCAACGTGCGCTACTTCAAGCAGCCGTCCGGCCTGTCGGCGCACGCCGAGAACCTCGAAAATCTGCCGGGCGGGCGCGACTACTACACGAACCAGTCCAAAGGCAAGACGCTGGCGTGGATCAAGCAGTTCATCGAGAGCGAGTGGGGCTTCTCGATTTCGGGCAAGCCTGTGGTCCCCAGCTTCCAGCAAGGCATCCACCTCGCGAAGTCCCGGCTCATCTTCAATCCGCATCTGCCGCTGGTCATCGGTTACGATCCCGGCATGGGCGGCTCCGCGCTGATCTTCGGACAGGAAGACCTGTCGGGGCGGCTGCTGGTCTTCTGCGAACTGGTGCAGGTGAACTACTCCACCGAGCGCCTCGTGGTCGAGAAGCTCAAACCGTTCCTGCGTGCGTATTTCCCCGAGGCTCGTGTCATCATCGCGCCGGACCCGGCATCGGGGAACCGGTCGCAGAACGACGCAAAGACTTCTGTGGACACGCTCAAGAAGCACTTCGAGGTCAAGGTTGAGCAGAATAATCGCTTCCCCTTGCGCTTGAATGCCATTGAGCACTATACGTCACGTCTGACAGATGTCGGACCCGCACTCGTGATCGACGCGGCCCGGTGTCCGATGCTGGTGCGCGGCCTCAAGGGTGGCTGGCGTTATGTGATCGACCAGAAGAAGGAAACGGTGACGAATGCCGAGCCGGAAAAGAACAAGTACAGCCATCCGTGCGATGCGTTCGGCTACTTGTGCCGATACTTCCACCGTCTTACCGAGCGGGAGATGCGGTATGGGGGAGTGGGAGGCAAAAAGTTCACTCCCCCAAGGGCCTTCTCACCAAGCTACCACATGCGATAGGGGCGACCGATGAACGAAGACGTGAAAGACCCGCCGAGCGTAGAAGTTCCGCAGCCGCCTGTAGCTCCGGTCAAGAGGATCGACACCGAGACGCTCAAGCGGCTTGGTGTCTCTCTGTCCCAGACCTTCACGCGCTATGCCAGCGACCGTAACGCAGCGGAGTTGAAGTGGCTGCGCAATCTGCGTCAGTACCTCGGCATCTACGACCCCGAGATCGAGCAAGCCCTCGGCTCGAAGCGGTCGAAGTCGTACCCGCGTCTCACGCGGGTGAAGTGCATTAGCGTCCTGTCGCGCATCATGAACTTGATGTTTCCCGGCAACGAGAAGAATTGGTTGCTCGGGGCTTCGCCGAACGCCGACATGGACCCGGCAGATGTTCAGGCCGCGATCCAGCGCGTGATGGAGAAGGCGCAAGCCTCGGGTGGACAGCCGCCGCAACTCGACAACGATCTGGTGCAGAAGGCCGTCAATGAACTGGCTGAGGCTCGCGCCAAGCACCTAGAAGTCTGGATTGACGATCAGCTTCAGGAGATCGGCGGCGACCAGACGCAGGACTACGTGACGCTGAACCGGGCGGTGCTGAAGTCCGGCATCGTCTACGGCGTCGGACTTCTGCGCGGTCCCTTCGTCCGGCAGGGCAAGTCCACCACGTGGGGGATGGGCGACGGCGGCACCCCGGCAGCGACAACCCTCGATACCTTCAAGCCCATGTTCGAGTTCCTGTCGATTTGGGACTTCTACCCGGATATGAGCGCCAAGACCTTCGCGCAGATGGATGGCTATTTCATCCGCGTCGTCATGAGCCGCGCCCAGTTGACGGCTCTCGCCCGGCGCGACGACTTCATTGCGCCGGTCATCAAGAGCTACCTGCGGGCGAACCCGACCGGCAACTACAAGGCCCAGAATTTCGAGACGATGCTGCGGTCCATGGGTGTCCGCGAGAACGTCAGCGAGACAGCCCGCGCGGATGTCGGTGGCAAGTACGAGATACTGGTCTGGAATGGGCCGATCTCGGGCGAGTACATCCGTGCTGCCGGTGGCGATGTCGCCGAGGACAAGATCACCGAGGACATGGAAGCAGAAGTCTGGATGCTCGACGGCCAGATCATCAAGGCCGACATGAACGCATGGCGCAAGCTCGGTCTTGACGTGCGGACCATCCATCCCTTCATCTTCGATGAGGATGACACCAGCCCGGTCGGCAATGGCTTGCCGTCGATCATGCGCGACAGCCAGATGTCTCTGTGCGCGGCGACCCGCATGCTGCTGGACAACGCCAGCGTGGTCTGCGGCCCGAACCTCGAAGTGAACACCGATCTCATGCGCCCGGATCAGGACATCACCCAGATCGAGGCGTACAAGATTTGGTATCGCGAGGGCATGGGCCAAGAAGCCCAGTACCCTGCGGTGCGTAACGTCACGATCGACAGTCACATGCAGGAACTACTGCAATCCATCGACTTGTTCCAGAAGTTCGCGGACAGCGAGACCTTTGTCGGCCCGCAGACAGGCGGCGATATGGACAGGCAGAAGTCGTCTGAGCCGATGCGGTCGCCGACCGGCGCGGCCATGATGCGTTCGGACGCGGCGCTGCCCTTCAAGGACATCGTGCGCAGCTTCGATAGCTTCACCCAGTCGGTGATCTACTCGCTTGTCCAGTTCAACAGGAAGTTCAACCCGCATGCCGCGCCCGAGGGCGACTACAACGTAGTGGCTCGCGGCGCGACTTCTTTGGTGGCCAAGGAAATCCGGGGCATGCAGCTTGACCAGCTTGCGGCAACCCTCACAGATGAGGAGAAGATGGAGATCGACCCCCGGAAGCTGGCGCGTGCTCGCTTCGAGGTTCGTGATCTCAACGACATCCTGCTCAGCGACACCGATGCGGAGAACAACCGGCGTGCCCGCGAGGCTTCGCAGGCCAAGGCCGCGCAGGACCAGCAGGAGCTTATGGGCGCGGAGATCAGGAAGGCCCTCTCGGAAGCCTTCAAGAACATCTCGCAAGGCCAGAAGAACTCGGCAGCAGCCGATGCACAGACTGTGCAGGCCGCTCTCGATCTACTAGAAAGGGGATTGAACGATGCAACCAACTCAGAAGGACAAGGCAACGGAACTGCTGGAGGCTCTGCGCAGCAGGCCAAACAGTGATGTGCCAGAGTTCGTACAAGTGCTCAGGCATATGTACGAGGACGTGAAGGAGCGCATGGTCTCATGCGCTGAACCTGAAGTGCTTCGGTATAAGGCCGAAGCGATGACCTACAAGAGGCTGATTGACGTACTTGTGCGTCCCAGCATGAAGCCGAAGCAATAGGGGATACTGAACCATGGCTGACGAACTGAACGAACAGACTGGTGCAACGGGCGCGACAGGCGATCTGCCGCCGCCCACTGGCGCGACTGGCGCGACGGGCGATGCCCCGCCTGCCGGTGATGACTTCGAGGCGATCTTTGCGCAGTCCTTCACAGACTTCGCGAAGGAGATGGCTCCCCCGGCTGCGAAGAAGCCTGCTGCGGCGGGTGCGTCCGGCCCGGCAGCGCCGACAGGTGAAGCTCCTCCGCAGCCGACAGGCGAGGCGGCACCGACTGGTGCGTCCGGCCCGACCGGCGAGACCGGGGCGACAGGTGAGACGGCACCAGCAGCACCGACCGGCGCGACAGGCGCGAGCGGGGCTACTGGTGCTTCTGGCCCGAAGGCTACTCCGCAGGAGCAGGAGGATGTGCTTGCGCGTCTTGCCTCACTTGTGAAGGATGGCCAGAAGCCTGAGCCCAAGCAGCAGGAGCAGCGCGAGGAACCGCCGCCGCTCTACACCGAGGATGAGCAGAAGAAGCTCACGGCGTACATGAAGGATTGGCCTGATGTCGCCGAGGCCGAGGCGCTGCGCCGCAAGGGCGAATATCGGCATCTGACGCAGTTCGTTTTCGCAGAAGTTGCCAATGTTCTGAAGCCGTGGATGGACATGGTGGAGAGCCTTGCAGCGAAGAACCAGCACGCCGAAATTCGTGAAAGCGTCCCCGACTACAACGACGCTTTGGCTGACCAAGTGGCGGCTTGGGTGAAGACCCAACCCTCATACTTGCAGAATGCCTACAATACTGTTATCACATCCGGCACGCCGGGTGAGGTGAGCGATCTTATCACTCGGTTTCGCAAGGAGACCGGCAGCACCGCCCCGGCGCAGAAGTCGAACGGTGCACCGCCTCCAGCGAAGAAGGCAACTGAACTCCCTCCTGCCACCAAGCAAGCGGCGGCAGCGTTGGCACCAGTCAGTTCAAAGCGGTCGGCGATCAGTTCGGGCGTAGACCCCAATGACTTCGATGGGGCGTTCGACCAGTTCGCCAAACAAATGTGAACAACTAGGAGCTAACCATGTCGAACCCCGTCCTCTACGGTGACATCACCCCGGCAATCGCAGCGTATGCCGTGGTGCGCATGCTGACCCGCGCTCAGCCGCTCTTGCAGCTTGAGCGTTTCGGCCAGAACTACCCGCTGCCGACCAACAGCACCCAGACCGCCAAGTTCCGCCGTTACTACATGACCGGCGCAACCGGCTCGGCTGGCTCGGGCTCGGGCTCGTTCTCGATCCCGGTCGCAACTACTCCGCTGGTCGAAGGTGTGACCCCGGCTGGGTCGAAGCTCAGCAACGTGGACTACACCGTCACGCTGTCGCAGTATGGTGACTTCATCACCATCACCGATGTCGTGATGGATACCCACACCGATCCGATCCTCCAGCAGGCCACCGACATCCTCGGCGAGCAGGCTGCGTTGACGGTCGAGACGCTGCGCTTCAACGTCCTCAAGGCAGGCACGAACGTCTTCTACTCGAACGGCACTGCCCGCACGGACGTGAACACCCCGATCTCGCTGGCTGTCCAGCGCCAGATCACCACCGGCCTCAACCGCCAGAACGCGAAGAAGATCACTTCGATCGTTGCGTCCACCCCGGATTACAACACGAAGTCGGTCGAAGCTGCGTACATGGCGGTCTGCCACCCCGACCTCGAAAGCGACATCCGTGGCATGACCGGCTTCAAGCCGGTGGCTGACTACGGCCCGCACACGTCGCCGATGGAAGGCGAGATCGGCTCGGTCGAGCAGGTTCGTTACCTGTCGTCCACCGTGATCGCTCCGTGGGCTGACGGCGGCGGCGCGAAGGGTGCCATGCGGTCCACCAGCGGCACCTCCGCTGACGTGTACCCGGTCCTTGTCTTCGGGCGCGATGCTTTCGGTATCGTCCCGCTGAAGGGCAAGTCCTCGATGACGCCGATGGTCGTGAACCCGAAGCCCGCGCCGGGCGATCCGCTCGGCCAGCGCGGCACCGTGGGCTGGAAGCTCTGGACCGCGACCGTGATCCTTCAGGAAGCCTTCATGGCTCGTCTGGAGTGCGCGGCCACCGCGTAACGCTGATTGGCTAGGGTGTACTAGTACATCCTAGCTTTCACCTCAAAAAACTTAGGAGAACTTCTATGCGTAGTGGTGGAATTGTGAACTCGGCGACTGGCTCCTTCACTGGTGCCGGTGCTGCCGTTACCCTCACCCTCGGCTTCGTCCCGTCGCAGGTCGTCGTCTTCAACGAGACCGATGTCATTCGCTGGGAGAAGCTGTACGACATGGCCGCAGCCAACACGATCAAAGTCGTAGCGGCTGGCACCATGACCAAGGATACCGGCTCGGCCATCGTCATCAACACCGATGGCACGGTTACACTCTCTGCAACCCTTGCCGCGAACGCCAAGGACTGCAAGTGGGTCGCTCGCGCCTGATCTGAAGGGGGCCACTGGGAGGGGGGTTTCGGCCCCCCTCTTACTAGTACGATGTCTTATCCAGTCGAGGTCAGATCAATGCCCGAATTTCGAGTGTGCATCGAGCGCATCAGGAACGGTTTCGAGGTCACGGTGACTGACCCCAAGATCGTCAAACAGAACAACACGCGGGACAAGAACGGCTATGCGCCGTACAAAGACCCGCAGGTCGAATACGGCTTCAAGAACGTCAAAGAAGTGCTTACGTTCTTGGAGGCGAACTTGGAAAAAGCGCTTCCGGCAGAAAGCTACAGCAGCACGTTCGACAGTGCTGTGGCCGCAGCCACAGAAGGGGATGACTAGTATGGCCGACGAAGACCTGATGCTTGAAGACGACTTCACCAACATCGACACCGCGCCCAAGGAACCACGCCGGGCGACACCCAAGGAAGTCATGGGTGCGACGGTGAAGGAGATGAAGCGTAAGACGCTTCGCGTGATCCTCGAAGAAGTCGAGGACATTCCGCCGATCGGCCTGTTCGTCGGCGTGAATGGCCGGGGCTTCCTCATCAAGCCCGGCGTGCCGGTCGATCTCCCCATGGAGGTCATCGGCGTACTCAACCATGCGGTCCAGTCTTCGCCGATCGTGGACCCGGAGAGCAAGCAGGTCACTGGCTGGCGCGAGCGCATGCGGTATCCGTATCGTCTCGCAACCGAAGCGGCGATGGTGTAACTACTAGGGGCATTCGATGCTGCTGCAAGAACTTCTGTCCGAGCTTCGCGAGAACCTTCTCCACGATCGTTCAGATCGTATCGACGGCTCGGCAGATGACACGCTCTGGTCGGATGACACCCTGATCCGGTACATTGACGAGGCCCAGCGCAAGCTCGCGCGTGAGGGCCTCGTCATCCGTGATGGATCGACCGCAGAAGTAGTCCGCGTCACATTAGTCGCGGGGCAACAGCAGTATACACTCCATTCAAGTGTCCTCGCGGTGATCTCCGCGAAGTATGACACGGATCAGCGCGATCTTGTGCGCGTCGGGCATTGGTTCCTTGCAGGCAACCGCATGCCGGACCCGCAGGTGTTCGATGTGAACCAAGTCGCGACCCTGACGCCCGGCAGGCCGATGGCCTTCTCGACGGATGAAGAAGTTGTCAACGACGACAGCGACAGCGCAGGCGTAGCAGTCATGCGCGTCTTTCCGACCCCGACCTCAAGCGAGGCAGGCAAGATCATCTATCTGCGTGTGATCCGGCTTCCGATCGAGCGCCTGTCGAAGAAGCGTCTGAAGCTCGCACCAGAAGTCCCCGAGGAACATCATCTGGAGATGCTTGATTGGGCTGCGTATCTGGCCCTTCGCATCCAAGATCAGGACGCGGGCAACCGCAGCGCCGCCGCTGACTTCGAGGCCCGATTTAACGCGCTCTTGAAGCGAGCGCAGCGAAACGCTATGCGTAAGCTATTCGCTCCTACCGGGTGGGGTTTCGGGCGCGGTGGGTTCACATGGGAGCGTTGATATGGCTGAAGCACCTCTCTGGGCGAAGGCTCTCAAGGGCGTAGCTGATTTCGGTACTGTCGTCGGCAACGGCCTCGCGTTCGGTCGCGGCGAAGACATCAAGCAGACGCTCGGCTGGGCCGGGCAGAACTCCGCGAAAGCGCTGGGTCTGATGGAGGGGGACTACGTTCCCCTCAAAAGCTATTTGCAGCAGGGCGCTGCGGAGCTTGCTCAGGCGCGTGAAGGCGCTGGTACACCCGGCGCAATAGTTGAGCCTCTTGCCGGACTTGTAGGCGGCGGTGCCGCTCTTGGTGGTGGGTACAAGCTCGCCACAGGCGGGTACAAGTTGGCAAAGACTTTGGCTCCCAGTCTCCCGACCGCGCTCAAGATCGGCGGTGCGGCGCTGACCGGTCTCGCCGGGTACAGCATGACCGGTTCTGGCACGACGCCCGAAGACTTCGTGCCCAAGTCCCCGGCTGGCTCCCCGGCTGGGTCTTCTGCGACTGACGGCCCGCAGCCTGCGTCAAAGCAGGCCGGTGCGGCAGCGGTCGCTGCCGAGAGTGATTGGTCGCCGCGCAAGAAGGCATTCGTGGACTTCATGACTTCTGGTTCGCTCCCGCGCATGGAGCAAGCGCTGAAGATGGGTACGATCGGTCAGACTGCACCGTTGAAGCCGCGCGATGCGGCCTTCGGCCAGTTGAGCAATCTGCTCAAGGAGCAGTACGCCGAGGAGTACAAGGTCGATCCGACGAAAGCGCGGGCGAACTACATTCGTGGTCTGGGCGCACTGATCCAGCCGAGCGGGGTCATGTATATGCCTGACGGGGAGCAGTAATGCCGTCACTCATTGAACTCATCCAGAGTGACCCCGGAAACGCGACAGACCCGACCGAAGGTTTGCCGCGTTTTTCGCAAGCGGCCTTGCCGCGTGGGTCTACTAGTCGTAACCCGCTTGCCGCTGGTGTCTCGACTGGCGTTGACCAGTTGCAGGCAACAGGCGGCGCGTTCATGTCCGCGCTGGGCGATCTTTTAGGCTCCACATCACTCAAGGATTGGGGTGCTGGGGTCTACAAGCGCAACGTAGAAGAAGCGGCTGCGAATGGCCGCAGCGATCTCGACAAGCCGGTCTGGGAAGTGAACCCCAGTGAGCTTCCTGCATGGCTGGGGTATCGTACTGCGCAGCAGGTGCCACAGTGGGCCACACAGATCGGTGCCGGTGCGATCCTCGGGCGCGGCCTGAAGGCCGCAGGCATGGCGCTGCCGGACGCTGCCGCAGAACTGGGTGCGCGTGCGCCGCAGGCCCTCGGTGGTGGAGGCTTCGGCTTCAGGACGATTGGCCCGGTCGCCAAAGAGACACTAGAAGTTGGTAGGGATTACGCGACTGATGTCGCGGGCGCAGCTATAGCTGGCTACCCTCTGGCGGTCGGCTCCCTCTATGGAGAAGCGATTGATAGGGGCGACCCCAGCCGTGGCGATGCAGCGAAGGCCGCGATCCTTGGCCCGGCCTACGCTGCACTCGATGCGATCGAACCTGCACAGTTGAAGGGCTTGCTCACACGTGGTCAGAAGGGCGGTCTTGCGACACGTCTGCTGACTGGTGCGTTCGCGGGCGCTGCTGCGGAAATGCCGCAGGAAGCTGTGCAGACGGCGATGGAGCAGTCCTTCCGTCCCGATCTCTCCCCGATGGAGAAGTTCAAGAACATCGTGGACGCTGCTGTCACTGGCGGTATCGTCGGTGGCTTCGCTGGCGGTATCGGCGGTATCCGTCGCGCCAAGAGCCCCACAGAAGTGACAAATGATGACTTGAAGTCCGATATGGATGCAGCCATGTCGAACAGCAAGGCACCGGCTCCGAAGCTCACTCTAACCGGCGACCAGACTGCTGAGGAGCAGGCGGCGGCGCGGCCATTCTCGAAGGAACCACTGGAGCGTGTGCAAGGCATGCTCGCAGATGTCGAGAGCCGCATGACTTCTGGTGGCGGCACACAGCAAGACGCGGTGAACCGGCAGCAGCTTCGGGACGAAGTGGCGGCGCGGATCGCCGAGCAGCAGCCTGAGCGTCCGTTCGCCCGAGTTCCCGATACCGATCTCAACACTGCATTGGACGCTGCCACGGCGCGGAACCAGACCGATATGGTCGGTATGATCCAGCAGGAGATCGCTGCCCGGCAGGCCGATACTGAACAACTGCGTGCGGCGGTGAAGATCGGCCCGAACGAACGGCAGATGTTTCAGCCGACGACACCGGAACTGCCGGGGCTGAACCTCAAGGATCAGGTGACGCCTGCGATCGAGCGTGCGCAGTCTGACCGGCAGGACGCGATCCAGACCCAGCGCGAAGCTGAGAAGCAGGCGGCACAGGCTCAGTCTGTCGCAGAAGTTCATCAGGAACTCGCGACCATGGCTGGGCTCAAGTCCGTGCCGAAGCAGTTCGCGAAACTTGGTATCCAGACCAAGGATGATGGGCTGGGCTACATCGCCGATCGTTTGCAGCAGGGCAACGCATCCAAGTGGGTGACTGAGGCCGGGAAGAAGATCGGCCTGCTCGATGAGAACGGACAGGACCAGAGTGTTGATGATCTCAAGGCGAAGCTCAATAAGGTCGATGGCAAGCTGACGAACTCATTCCAGCGGTTCGGCGATACGAAGCAGCAGTACGCGGTTCGTATCGAGCTTCAGAAGCAGAAGACAGAATTGACGCAGCAGATCGGACTTGTGCAGCAGGCCAATGAAGCAGCGTTTGTCCGGCAGCAGGAACGTAACCCGCCGAAAGAAGTCGCGCCGGGTCCGGCTCGCATGCGTAGCCCGCAGGGCACGTACACAGAAGTTCAGGTGCTTGAGAAGGCTCCCATCAAGCAGGATGGGAAGCTCTTTCAGCCTGTGCGTACTAGTCAGGGGCAAGAGGTCAATGTACCGATTGCGTCCCTGTACCCCTCCGCGCCGTCAACGGTTGAGGCAAAGACGCCATCCCCCGTTCCCACCGAGACCGCGACGGCGCGGGGGCCACTACCTCTCACACGTGAGGAGAGGGGTGGCCCGATCCCGAATGAACTGAAGTCCCCGCTGTGGCAGAACAACCCTGTAGCCCAGCGCGAGGGGCTAACCCCGTTGCGTGGTGAAGGCGCGGCTGCGGCAGGCATCGGACAGGCGAGCGAAGTAGCTCCCAAGCCGGTGTCGGCTGTCCCGGCTCCACTCACGCAGGAAGAAGCTCTTGCGGCTTCGCGCGACATCAGCCGGTATGAGCCCATCCTTGGTGAGATTGTCTCGAACAAAGCGCTTCCGACCGCGATGCGCCGGAATGCCCGCGAGGCACGTGATTTACTGCGTAACGGTGCGGGGTATCAGGAGGCACTCGATCAGGTGCTCTCTGACTACTCCGCGCACACTGGCGATATGCAGTACATGAAGTCGCCGATCGAGAACACGACCGTTTTCGGTCAGGATCAGCAGAACCTTCAGAACGCTGGACTGGCTGCGACACTTCAGGCGCGGTTCGATCGCCGTCAAGCTGCGATGACGCCTGAGCAGCAGGCCGCTAAGCAAGAAGCTGTGGATGAGCGCAATCGCCAGCTTTGGGCGAATGATGCGCAGAAGTTCGCTGACAATCCTGATGGTCCGTTCACGAATGCGGCTCGCAATGTCATCACGTCGCAGTCGATGGACCCTCGGTACGGCGAGTTCCTCTCGGACCTGATGCACACGCTGGGTTTGGGTGACATTCGCGTGTTCATGTTCCATCCTGATGACCGGCAGCAGGAAGCCTACAACTTGTACGGCCCCTACAAGCAGGCAGCGTTTGCGAACGTGCGCGGTATGACGGGCGGCATCGCTCCGTTCGGGCCGGGTAACAAGGACTTCTTCATGGTCTTCCAGAAGGGTCTTTCGCCTGAGCGGATGATTGAAGCCGTGGCGCATGAAATGGGCCACATGATCTGGCATGTGATGCTGGCCAAGGCTGACACGGCGACTAAGGCGGCGTTGCGGAGCGACTTCCTTCAGTGGCTCAAGACGAACAAGGGCAAGCGTCTTCAGGATGTCGTGAAGGCTCTGCGCAATCGTTACACTGCGAACGCCAACTTGAACGAACTGGCGCAGACAGTGAAGGACACCATCATCGCGAAGGACGATGACTATCTTCTCGATGAGAATGAGTGGTTCGCGGATGGTGTATCGCGCTGGGTGACTTCTTCTGCGAAGCCGCTGACGGTGGTAGACAAGTTCTTCTCCAAGGTGGCGCAGATGATGAAGGCGCTGCTGAAGTTCGTGTCAGGGCAGGGATACTTGCCGCCGCAGTCAATCAAGGACTTCATGGACAGCATGGGGCCGAGTTCGATCCCGATCGACTGGGAGGGTATGACCTCACGTTACACTCTGGTGGGTGACTACTCCTACCGCGACAGCGCCAAGACGCCGATCGACGCGATGCTCGCGAACGTGGGCAACGTCAATGCCCGCGCGATGCACGATCGCCTCAAGCAGATCATGGACAAGTCCGACAGCGTGGTCGAGCGTGTGAAGTCTTTGCCTTGGGCTGAGACCAGCAACAACCTTAACAAGCTGCACTTGTACTCGACTACGCTTGAGCACATCACGAAGTTCTTCGGCAACCTGTTCAAGGCGGGCACGCTGGAGAAGTATCGCGATCTGCATGTCCTTCAGCGTTCGGTACAGGGACGCTTGTCGCGTCTGATGGCCATTCCGTACCAGCAGTGGGAAGCCATCAATAACGCGAACAAGAAAGCCGGTCAGGGCGTGCTTGATCTGATGCAATTCACCTTCGGTGACATCGACCCGCGTAAGCGGTGGGAGGAGCATGAGCATCTCCACGGTGTGAAGGATAGCGTGCTGAAGGGCCGGGTGGCGGAAGCCAACAAGCTCTATAGCGAGATGTCGCGTATCCTTGTGAACGGCCAGCGGGTTTCGACGGTGTACGACAATCTTGTGGCCGCGAATGAGAGCGATCGCTTCTCGGCGCAGACTGTCGCGCTCTACAACCTCATCCAAGCGAATGCCTCGATCGACCAAGTTTACAAGGACGCAGTTGTCGATCCGATGCAGGCGTACATGCAACATGCCAGCATCTACGAAGATGTGAATGCTTCGCGCAACTACTGGAAGACCACGCGCGATCAGATCATCCAGTCGATCGGGGATTACATCGAAGCCCAGCAGGGGCGGCTCGGCACGATCTCGAAAGCGGAAGCGAACAAGATCAAGTCGGATAGCACGTCGCTGATCGGCCTTATGAAAGAGATCGACCAGCAGGATGCGGCGATGAAGCGTGCGCCCTACTTCCACGTAGGCCGCTTCGGCGACTACTTCGCGTCGTTCCGTTTGACCACAGATGAGAAGGGTGACATCGCTCAAGAGAACCTTAACCGTATTGCGAAGCTCATCAACGATGGCAAGTTCTCGCTGTCGGTGCCGCTGGAGACTGTGAAGGATCGTATCTTCGCCCGCTTCGAGACGCAGGACGAAGCCAATCGGTTCGAGAAGTTGATGACGCAGATGGAGAAGGAAGGTCTCCTCACGCGCGAGCCTCGTGCAGGGTCGAAGGAAGGGCAGGAGCCCAAGCTCGGCCAGCGTGGTGAGACGCCGATCTCCGAGGAGCCGGTCTGGGCTCAGTCGCTCATCTCATCCATGCGTCAGCACTTTGAGGAAAGCGCGATGCTGGACGACTTGTCCGCTGAGGAGATCGAGCAGCGCAAGAAGTTGGTATCTGAGTACGCGAACCATGTGCGTCAGTTCTTCCAGAACATGATCCCTGATGCTTCAATCCTGAAGGTCAATCTTCAGCGTCAAGGCATCGGCGGCTTCACGCCGGACATGATGCGGTCGTACGCCTTCCGTGCGGCTCTCGGGTCCGAGGCTCTGGCAGGCACCTATATCGCCCCGAAGATGACGGATGCAATGAAGGACATCCGCGCACAAGTCGATGACGCCAAGGTGCTCGGTGAGACCGGCGCGAAGCAGCGGTACACGATGCAAAACGTGCTGTTCGAGTTGCTGAAGCGCGAGGCGAACCGCTCAGTCATGAACCGCAACTCCTTCTTCGACGCATGGCGTGCGGTGAACCACAACTTCTGGCTCGGCTTCTCGCCGTCCTTCGTGCTCACCCAAATGGTGCAGTTGCCCGCGTACTTGTGGCCGCGACTGGCCGCGAAGCACGGCTACGTGAAGTCCTTCGAGGCGATCCGGGCAGTGACGCCGACCGCGTTCCGCGTTCTGCGGGCGACGATCCAGCACGGATATGAGGGCTCGTGGACGCAGGCGCTTGATGCGACTATTACGTCGAAGGTGCTGGAGAAAGCCAAGGTGCCGGTCGGCGATCGCGAGTTCATCATGCGCATGGCGAACTCGGGTTTGCTGGATATGGGCTCGCAGTCCCGCGAATTGGGACGTGTGACGGAAGGTCGGCGCAAGTCGAACTTCGACCTCGCGATGCGCATGGCGTCGTCGTTCGGCTTCTACTCCGAAATGCTGGGCCGGTTGATCTCTGCGCTGGCTGCGAAGAAGTTGTATGATGGTGAGAGCGGTGGGCTGGAGAACTACGCTCGCGATGTGGTGTCATCCTCAATGTTCGAGTTCTCGAACTGGAACACTTCGCGGGCGATGAGCCGTCATGGTGTCCTCGGGGCGTTCACGCCGGTCGCTGCCGCGTTCAAGAGTTACACTCAACAAGTGTTGGAGACCCTCGCCCGCGAGATGCACACCGCGTTCGTGAGCAAGGCTACGACGCCGCAGCAGAAGTTGGAAGCTCGGCGCTTCCTCGGCGCTCACTTGGCAGCGATGACTTTCTTCGCTGGATCGCTTGGATTGCCTGCTGCGTCGATGGTCGCAGTAGTCATCAACAGCCTCAAGGATATTCTTGGGGATGACGATGAACCGTTCGACGCGAAGATCGCCTATCGCCGGTTCCTTGCCAGCGTCTTCGGTGAAGGTGTCGGTGAGGTGCTGGCTCGCGGTGTTCCGCGTGCGATTGGTTTCGATCTGTCACAGCGTACAGGTGAAGCTGACATTCTGCCGTTCTCGCGGCTGCTGTCCGATCGCCGCCAGTGGGACGACGCCTTCAAGGATTACGCCTTCAACATGCTGGGCTCGCCGGTCAGCATGGCGAACAACATCGTGGATGGTGCTATCGCGATCGGGCAGGGCGATCTTGTGGATGGTGCCAAGAAGCTCATGCCGCAAGCGATCAAGGGAGGCATCGAAGCGTACAAGTTGACCTCTCGCGGCTATCAGGACCAGCAGGGCAATCTGCTGCCGATGGAGCCCGGTGCGCTGGACATCATGTACCAGCTTATGGGTCTCACACCTGCGGGCCGTGCGGAGTACGATGAGGAGCGCCGGGCGTATCAGGCCACACGTGGCCAGATGATCCGCAAGGCTTCCGACTATCGGCGCGATCTAGCCACGGCGCTCGAAGACGGCGATACCGACAAGGCTTCGCAGTTGATCGCCGACATCAAGAGGTTTGACGAACTCAATCCGGGCTACGCTGTCTTGCCGTCGATCGGCCAGACGATGGCTCGGCGTGCTCGCGAGCGTGCAGCAGCGCAGCAGGCCGGGACGCCGCTGGGGGTTCCCTTGGGGCTCCAAGAGCAGTATAGCTTCGGAAATGTCAGGTAGGAGAGAACGATGACCGCTGGTTCGTATGACGTTGAAGTCGAGGTCGGCGCGACGTTCTTTCTGGATGTCACGTGGAAAGACCCTGACGGCAACCCGATCGACAACACCGGGTATGATGCTCGCATGCAGTTCCGTAAGACGTACAAGTCTACTACGACCGTGATGAGCTTCACGACAGGCGGCGGGCAGATCACACTGGGTGGCGCAGATGGCAAAGTGCACGTCAAAGGCATCGCTGCGGTTACGGAACTCATCACCGATCGCTACGGTGTGTACGATCTGGAGATGATTGCGCCATCGGGGGATGTGTATCGCATCCTGAAGGGTGCCGCTGACTTCGACCCGGAGGTGACGCGGTGACAGCAAATCTTGTAGTCGAGACTGGCGAGAACACGGTTGTCGTTACCGAAGTAGTCCGCGAAGTCGTAGAAGTTTCCACGCCGGGTCCGCAGGGTCCGGCTAACGGCATTACTGGCGCGACTGGAGCGACCGGCGCGACGGGACCGACTGGCCCAGATGGACCGACTGGGGCCGCAGGCACACAGGGCAATGCTGGGCCGACAGGTCCAACAGGATCGACCGGCCCGACAGGACCGACCGGGGCGCTTGGCCCCACTGGCAACACTGGTCCCACCGGACCCACTGGTCCGACAGGCCCGACCGGCGCGACCGGCGCACAGGGCAACCCCGGCAACGATGGTGCGCCGGGTGACGCAGGTGTGGCTGGCGCGATCGGTCCTACAGGCCCGACAGGCGGCACAGGGCCGACCGGAGACCAAGGCCCGCAGGGTGTCACTGGCGCGACTGGTGCGACCGGAGCAACTGGTGCGACTGGTGTTCAAGGAGCGGCTGGCTCAGGTGCGGTGATCTCGACTACTCCTCCGGTCGGTGCGACTGAAGGCCAACTCTGGTGGAACCCGAATGACGGTAACCTCTACATCTACTACGACGATGGTTCGTCGGCTCAGTGGGTGTCAGCGATCGCAAGGTGATCCATGGCCATCAACTTTCCTGATAGTCCCTCGAACGGCCAGCAGCACACCTTCGGCGGTGCGACGTGGACCTATGACAGTGGGACCAACACATGGGTGGCTGAGCCGCTGACCGGACCCACCGGCCCGACCGGACCCACCGGCCCGACCGGACCCACCGGCCCGACCGGACCCACCGGCCCTGATGGACCCACCGGCCCTCGGGGTTTCAACGGCAACACCGGCAGCACCGGCCCGACAGGGGCTACGGGGGCTACAGGCGCGACTGGAGACCAAGGCATCCCCGGCAGCGACGGCGCGACCGGCGCACAGGGCAATCCCGGCCCCACAGGGCCGCTAGGCCCCACAGGACCGACTGGTCCGACAGGACCGACCGGCGCGACTGGGCAGGCCATTACTGGGGCTACAGGAGCCACCGGCAGCACCGGACCCACCGGACCCACCGGACCTATCGGTTCCCGCCTCCTGACGGGCACTGGAGCCCCTTCCAGCGGCCTTGGGGCGGTCTATGACTGGTACATGGATCAGGCGACCGGGGCGATCTACGAGAAGACCGGCGCGGTCACGTGGACGGCTCGGGGCACCTTCGTCGGCCCGACCGGCACTACAGGCGCTACAGGCGCTACGGGAGCCACCTCGGCGACTGGGGCGACGGGTGCGACCGGCAGCACTGGAGCGACCGGCCCGACAGGCGACACAGGTCCGGCAGGACCGCAGGGAGACACCGGACCCATCGGCCCGACAGGGGCGACCGGACCCACCGGCCCGACAGGGGCGACCGGACCCACCGGCCCGACAGGCGCGACCGGGGGAGCAGGCCCGACCGGCCCCACTGGCCCCACCGGGGGCACTGGTGAGGATGGCAGTCAGCTTTTCAGCGATACGGTGTCGCCACCGAACCCGGTTCTAGGCGATGATGACGATCTATACATCAATCATACGACAGGAGCCGTGTACAAGAAGATTGCTGGTGCGTGGGTATTGGTAGGAGATTTCACAGGCCCTCCCGGCACGGATGCGACACCCTATACCGATCAGGATGCTCAGGACGCCGCAGGTGCGTTGTTCGATGCTGGGTCACATACTGGCGCTGTGATTGAGTATGATCCTACTGGGCATAAGATCAACGTTAGTGTCGTCGGTGTAGGAAACTTCATCGACCCTGTGGATGTCGCGACTACTGCGGCGGATGGCAACATTGATGTCGCCACCGCAGGGTTCGAGACGATCAACCCGGCAAATCCGATCACACTGGTAGACGGTCAGCGTGTACTACTGCTTGAGCAGACTGATCCGCTAGAGAACCGTGTCGCGATCGTTCGCGCTTCAGGATGGGATTGGGCTACCGGCTTCTCGAATGGTGATGCGCTTGCGGGCGGCACCGCAGTGCAGGTCGAGCAGGGCACTTATGCAGGCCGGTTCATGGCGCTCATCACACCTCCACCGATCACGGTGGGTGTGGACCCGCTAACATGGAACCGCAGCGCGAACGGCACGATTTCGTACTACAGCCACAGGCTTACTGCTGCGACGAATTACACGCTCAAGGCCGATGATCGCAAACGGATCATCTACTTGACTGCGAATGGAACGCAGGATGCGCTGCTATCGGCTCAAGCGGACGAAGCATGGTCTGGCCTTGTTGAGGTGATCGTCTGGGCGGATGGCACCGGCACCAAGACTATTACGGCAGACACAGGTGTCGTGCTGAATGGTGTCGCCGCGAACGTGCTCACGTTGCCTGACCAGCACACCGCGTACATGCTCAAGCGCCGGAAGAAGGACATCTGGATCGCCATTCCGATGTTCAATGGTTCTGGCAGCGGAGGTGGAGCAACGGGGGCTACAGGTCCGACAGGAGCTACAGGTCCGACAGGAGCTACAGGTCCGACAGGAGCTACAGGTCCGACAGGAGCTACAGGCCCGACAGGAGC